TGCGGGCCATGCCCCACCCAAAAGGAACCTAACCACCCCCCTCCACGTGGGGTGTTGGACACCTAACGCGCCAGTTGCACCACGATGGGCCCAGGCGTTTTGAGTTTGAAGGGGGGACGGGGGCCGCCGGCTCGCTCAGTACGTCGCCTTGCGTTGCCAACGCAAAGGGAGCTCCATCTGCGTATCGAGCGCGGGCTTGTCAACTCTCTTCATCTCACCATCGACCTCGATGAAGTCGTCGTCAGTGATGAGCCGCAGCCCCATGTAGCAAGGCTTCCGGTCGATGCGCCCGCCCTTGGTGTGGCGCTCAGTCGAGAACCATCCCTGAGCCGCAGCACGCAGCGCCGCACCGAACGTAGAGTCGCTGATCTTCGCGTTGCCATCGTGCCCCAGCGACTCAGCGTCCTGCTTATACGCCGCACGCAACACCTCGCACGCCACGCCCTGGCCCTCGCCCACGATGCAGTGGTCCATCACGAAGGCCTTCACCGGCGACATGTGCCGCTCCATCTCCTCACGCAGCTCCAGCCCCGCCTTGGGCATCAGCAGCTTCCCACGCCGCAGCACACGCCGCAGCCCCTCGAGCATCCACAGCAGGATGTACGGCGCCTCCGCGGCCACACGCTCCTTCAGGTGCGGATCCGCCTGCCCGTTGAAGGGCTGGCATGGCAGCATCACCAGCCGACGGATGATCGCCGCCGAGTCATCACGCAGGCTCTTCGGCAAGCCGTTCATCGACACCCAGATCGTCCCCGTCACCATCGCGAACGTGTTGGCATCCTTGCCCTTGCCCTCGGTGCGGATCGGGTTCTTCGAGGAGATCCGCAGCATGTTCTCCATCGCGGCCGCAACGTCGGTGTGCCCGCCGATGCGCCACTCGCTCATGCGCAGCATCAGCTTGCCGGCGATCGCGGCCGTGTCGAATCGCCCACCCAGCGTCGAGAACGAAATAATCCCGCAGTTCGCCGATCCCACGGCCGCCCCGATGCCATCGAGCCACGTGTCTTTCCCACAGCCAGGCAGGCCATCGAGCGCTCCAATGAACTCAAAGCCATGCCGCGGCAGCAGCGTGAGCCCCGCGAGCTCCTGGGCGCACTTCTCCCACTCATCCGCCGCCGCCTTCAGCTCCTCCGCGTGCTTCATCCCCGACGGACTCTCTTCTCTCCCCGCCTTGTCCATCGCCGCCAGCGCGGCCGCATACCCCGAGAGCTGGTGCGTGACGCGCATGAAGTTCGGGCACAGCCCCTCGCCCTCGACGGGATCGAGCAGCGCGGAGATCCCGCTGCACTCCCCATCATCCTCATCGAGCCCCCGCTGCAGCACGGCCACATCGAGATTGAACGGCAAACACGACTCCGAGAAATACCGCGGCGTCGGCGGCTGCTGCACCACCTTGCCCTCAAGGAACTTGTTGAGGTCCAGCAGCCCGCTCCGCAGCGCGATCACGCGATCCACGGGCAGATCGATCGGCCGCCGCGCGGGCTGCCACCGCTGCTCGCTGGTGAGCTCGATGATTGGTGCACCCTTCTCATCGAAGAAGGGCGGGATCCACACCGGCGCGGAATCGGCCACCACGCCCACGAAGTCCGCGGTGGTGCTCACCGCCAGGCTCACCTCCTGCGAGCTCGGCGTGAAGCGCTTGATCGACTTGTGCTTGCGCGTCCAGTAGCGATCGAGCGTCCGCGTCGCGGCCGAGTGCAGCATCCGGTCATCGATGCGCTTGTAGCACGGATCCCCGAACTCCGGCGGCGTCCACACGAAATACGCCCCATTGAAATACGCCAGATACGGCGCCTGCCCCGCACGCTTCTCCGCCGGCGGCGCCCACCGGTCCATCAGCAGCGCCACAGCGCGAGCCTCGCGATCGCCGACGCACTTGTACCGCTCCACCAGGTCCTCGATCATCGGATGCGCACGCTTCTCGGCAGGCGGTTCCTCATCGTCCGATGCGCCGTCGTCGCCTTCAGTGGGGGTCGGGGGCTCGCCCGAAAAATCCCCACCCCCGCTTTCCCCGCTGGCGCCGCCCTCGTGCGAGTCCTCGACGTTCACCCCATCGCCCGTCCCATACCACTCCACCGCGGCATCCTCGAGCACGCCCCGCCGCACGGCCTCGGCCCCACGCTCCTTGTACACGTCGAGCCAATCGACGCCCTTGCGTCCCTCGGCCACCTCCCGCGTCGTCGCGTCGACCATGTCCCCAACCACCGCGGGGTCATTGGGCAGCGCCACACCCACACGCAGCCCCGGCCACGCCTTGCTCAGCAGATTCGCCCCGATGCGAGCGCCCGTCTCTCCGGGCCGCGTCGAGGCCTTCTTGGGAATGCGATCGTGATCGGCCGCGAATATCACCGTCTTCAACGTCGCGCTGCGACCGACCACGATGTCCGTCGGCAGCGTGATGGAGCGCATGCCCCCCTCGCTCATCACACACCACACCGCCGCGCGGCCCTTGACGGCCGCGAGCAGCGCCACGCCCGTCTCGATGCCCTCGCAGATGAGCAGCACGCCCGAGTGCACCAGCGGCCCGAGCCGGCAGGCCGCGCCCGCCGGAGATCCCCGCATCTTCTTGCAGTCGTCCAGATCCGGCGCCTTGCCGTCGCCCGCGGGGTCAAGGTACACGCGCTGGATGCAGACCACCTCGCCGCGCGCGTTCTTCATCATGCCGATCATCGCGGGCCGGAGCGTGCGATTCTTGTCTTCGTTGTAGTGCTCGAGCTCGTAGACGTAGCGCAGCGTCGCGGGGATCTTGCCATCGGGCAGATCGCTTACGCGCACACCGCGGTGCGCGAAGTACCGGTGCAACCGCTCGTGATTGGCCCCGGTGATCGCGGTGTTCCAGATGAAGCGCACCTTCTCGATCTCGCGGGCGCGGAACTTCTCACCCTCCAGCTCCCGCTGCTTGCGCTTGGCCTGGTAGCGTGCGACCGCCTCCGGATCCGCGGGTGCACCGGCGCTGTCAGCGCGCGCAAAGACCACGCCGGCGGTGTTGCCGCCGGCGAACTTGGCCCGTGCCTTCTCCAGATTGAGCGGAACCCACCCCGATGGAACGGCGCACGCGTCGCGAAGGAAGCGCATGCACATGAAGTTGCCGTCTTGGTACGACCCGCACCACCCACCGTTGCCGTCGCACGCGGGGCACCGATCGTCACCCTTGAATCGCCTGTATCCGTAGCCGCCCATCCGTGAGCCTTCTCACCCCCGGTAGTCCCACGCGAAGCCACCACACCGACGACGCACCAGCTCCGGAGCGAACTCCATGCCCGGAACCGACCATCGCTCACCAACCACACCAGAACCACCACCGAACACGATCACCACCACCGCCCCATCCACACACCGTTCTTCACTCGGTGCACCGATCAAATGTCCGATCCGTGCACCCACTCCCATAACTCAATGCCACACAAGCACTTGCGAAAGCAAGTGCCGGACTGTTAACCGGCAGGTTCTAGGTTCGAGTCCTAGTCGGGGAGTTCAGGCCCCACAAGCACTTACGTGCATGTGGGGCCTTTCCATTGGTGCACCGATGGTGCACCCTTGAAGTTCTGAAATACACTCGCCCCCCATGCACATCCGCGAGCCCACACCCCGAGAGCGCCACGCCGGCAAGTGGTTCGTCAAGTGGGGCGGCAAAGAGCACTACCTCTCCACCGACCCGCAAACCGCGAAAAATCTCTTCTACTCCCCCACCAGCCCCCACCCCGGCTCCCTCTCCGCCTGGCAGGCCTGGGCACGCCAGCGCGCCACCCCCGGCTCCCACTCCCACCGTGCCGCCTCCAGCGATCTCCGCCCCGCCCTGGTCGACGTCGCCAAAGACATGATCGCCGACTACGCCCGCCGCGGCCGCCCCGACACCGCCGGCTACTACCGCAACGCCCTCGCCCACTTCATGCAGGTCCACGGCCTGGCCGATCTGGTCGAGCTCGCCAGCACCGACGCCCGGAAGCAGCGCTACACCCCGCCCATCGTCCCCCTCCTCAACGCCTACATCACCGACCTCACCCACGCGCCCAAGAAGACGCGCCTGGCCCCGAAGACCATCAACCACGAGGTCAACGCCGTACAGCGCCTCTTCAACTGGGCCTCCGAGCACGGCCGCTGCCCCGCCGTCCTCTGGAAGGGCGTGCAAAAACTCCCCACCCGCCGCGGGACACCCCAAGTTCGACCCATCGAAGAAATTACCTCCACGATCCTCGCCCTCGGCGAGCGCGACCCCGACCTGCTCCCCTGGCTCATCCTCACCTACCTCTGCTGCCTCCGCCCCAGCGAGACCTACCGCCTCATCGCGAACATGGGCGAGTGGCTCACCATCCGCGACCTCAAGGGCCACCCGCTCCCGGCGCTCAGCGCCGACGGATCGAAGGGTGGTGTGTTCCGCTTGCACGTTCACAAAGGCTCCTGGCGCGGCGAGGGCTCCGAGCGGTTCATCGTGGTCACACCGGAAGCGGCGCACTGGCTGAGGATCGCCCGCCCGATCTGGACTGCACGCGATTCATACTCCGCTGCCTGCTACGAAGCAGACGCACCATGGGGTCCCTCGATCCTGCGTGACTCAGCAGCGTCTCATCTTCTGAGTATGGGGGTGGCTCTGGCAGATGTGCAGATACTCTTAGGGCATCTGCCGCCCGGCGAGTGGAAGAGTTACGCGAACATACCATGGCCCGCACTTCTTTTGAAAGCGGCCCGAATAACAGTTCGACCAGCTCTCGACGCTCGATTTGCTTTGCAGTGGAAGGCGCGGCTGCCGGCCATCGGTGATAAGACGATCTCGCGGACGGCCCGGCTGGCGAAGCTGAAGCCGCGGGCGCTGATCGAGCCGCCGGGGCCGCTGCGGAAGAAGACTCGCACGAAGAAGAAGTGACGATCGCCGCCGCCACATCCGCATGGATGGTCGCGTGAGCTGCGTGAGGAGTTGGGCTGCGATCGTCTGTCATCGTCATCACACATCGCTGATGCCGGGGCTGCCGCCCCCGGCACCCCCGCTTCAAGCCAACCCATCACTCCTGTGGCAGCATGGGCATGATGATGCCCTCGACGTCGCCCAGTACGAACCTCGCACCGCGCTGCGTTCGTCCGCCCGGCGCAGCGTGCGGATCAGGCACAAAGAGTTCACGCACGCCCGCAAGCACCAGCGGTCGCAACCGCTGATCGCAGAAGCCATAGTCGATCGCCTTCACCAGCACGATTCGCTTCTCGGGCGCCGGAACTTCGCCGTGGCCTTTGCATCGCCCACAGTCATGCTCGATCTCGCACTTGTCACAGTTGCAGAGTCCCATCCCGGCGCATGCCTCGCATGTAAGCGGCTTCGGCTCCGGACCGAGCGGAGGAATCTCCACTGCCGTGGCGGAGTACTTCCCCTTCCACGCCGTCAGATCGCAGATGTTTGGCTTCGCGAAGTCCACCGCGCATTCGGGCAGCGGTCCGGGCAGGTGCACGCGACGCACGCGGCAGCAGCTCCACCCGTTCGTCGCCACCACATACTCCGTCCCGTTGTGGATCTCGACCCACGGCTCGCCGATCGAGTAGCGGCTCGACTCTCCCGATGCGCAGCACGCCCGGATGATCCATGGAATCTCTATGGTCTGAATCGTCTCCGCCACATCACACCTGCCTTCTCACCCCACCACATCAAGCCGCCCACCAATCACCCCATCCCGCCCCACGCTCATGTTCTTCTTCAGCTCCCGCTGCAGCAATCCCTCCACCCCGCCGCCCATCGCCAGCGTCTTCTCACGCTGCACCCGCCGCTCCTCCGCCAGGTCCACCTCGCACCGTCGCCCGTCATCGCCCACCACCACCTTCCCATCCGCATCCGTCAGCCGCATCGCCCGCGTCGTCCTGTTGAACTCCTTCCGCGACATCCCGACACACACCCAGAACTTCTCCACCGCCGTCGCCCGCGTCATCGACCACCGCGTCTCGTCGTAGCGCCCGCGAAACTGCCGCTGCCGGCCAAGGTGGTAGATCAAATGCTGGTCCGTGCTTGCCGCATCCATGCGTCTCTCCAACATCTTCGAATGCCGGGGCTGCCGCCCCCGGCACCCCCGCTTCAAACCATCAAGCCCCAACCGTCGACGGTTCTCGCAAATTCGGAATCGAGTTGAGCGTGTTTCGATCGAGCATCCCGTCCTTCGCGGCCTTCCTTGTAAACTCCGACCGCAAGTTCAAGAGCCGACATCCGAGCCGGTTGTACTCGCGATCAGCGTCGTCCTTCTTCAGCTTCGCGTTGGCCAAATCCGTGTCGGTCTCTTGGATCTTCGAGACCAGCTCACCCAGGCTCATGTTCGGAAACTGACTCACACCGCACCTGCCTTTCAATCCGAAATACGGTCGCTCCAACGGACTTCGACATCACATTCAGAGCGCCGCGTGTAGTTCGTGCCCCCCGCGTTGCCCGCGAGGACAACGGGGGGGCCTTCTCCAGGGGTCGTTTGTTACGACGCCGCCTTCACGAGCTCGCAGCGGCCTTCTTCAAACCACCGCGAGTCCGGCACCGGGCACGCATCCGTCGCCGCTGGCTGCACGGCCAGCTGCGTCGTCCCGCGCAGGTGCTCGCACTTCGACACCACCACACCGACGATCCCGCTCACCGTGTCCTTCACCGTGTCTCCAACCATGATCGAGCGCATCACGAGTCTCCTTGCACCACGCCCCATCCCACCGTCAAACCCGGCGCTGCTCTCTCAAAGCGCACGCCGGGTGGTCCCGTACGCTCATCACCTCCCCAAGCACTCAAGCACGCGCGACTTCGGCCAGAAGCGCTTCCGCCCCGGTCGATCGCCATGCCGCACCACCACGCACTCGCGATGGTCCGCCCGCCGGAAAGAGATCACGCGGCAGGCGTTGCCGCCAAAGTCCAGGAACACCACTCCGATTCGCACCGTGCCCATCGTGTCTTCCTTTGCGCCTTCGCGCCTCTGCGAGAGTTCCATCAGCACCGGCTTGGCGTCCGTGCCCACCACCGCCACCCGCCACCGATCACCACCAACACATCACACCAGCAAGCGCACCACACGATCACCCGACCAACCGAACCGAACCATCACCGGCCTGCTCAACCCAGCGCGCCCGCGTCAAGGCCTTCACTTCGTACTTCGTATTTCCAACTTCGTACTTCCCTCGATCTCCGCCAGCACAGCCACCAGCCGCGCCCGCAGATCCCCGCTCACCCCGCCCGCCTCCACCATCGCCGCCACGCCCCGCACCCGCTCGGCCATCGCATAGTCCGAATCAAGCGTCATCTGCTCCGCACGCGTCCGCATCTGCCTTTCGCCCGCTTCGGGCGAGCGATGGTTGCCAGAGGCCGCGAGGCTCTGCGAGCGCGCCTCTGGTTTTTCTCCATGGGCGAAGCCCGTCAAGCCGCGAAGCGGCGCCGGTGCCTTCTCTTCGATCAGCCCCAGCTTGATCGCCCGCGCCAGCACCGCCCCGCTCTTCCCCTCCGGCCCGTTCCACACCTCCACAAACAGCTCATCGCTCAGCGACGCCAGATACGCCTCCGCCTGCGCCACCGGATCAGCCCCCGGCGCAAACTCCGGATCGATCGCGTCGAAGGCATCCGCCAGCGGCGTCGCACTCTTGCTATCCGACACATGTGTCGTTTTGCTCGGCTCGCTCCCGGCCCGTACATCCCAACGAATCCCAAACCCGCGACCATCCGAATCCGACACATGTGTCGTTTTGCGCTCGCTCTTGCGCTTCCCAGACCGCTTGGCCATTGCCGACGGCACCATTTCGATCAGGAACTTCCCATCCACCACGCAGTCCTCGGCGATCGCCATCGCTCGCTGTGCCTGCTTTTCGTGCACCTGCACGCTCTTGAGGAACGGCAGAAAGTTCCCGCGGCCCAGGTGCTTCTTCACCTGCACCATCAGCCAACCCCACTCCGCCGTCGCAAGTTGATACCCCGTCCGCTTCGCCGTCACCGTTTCAAAGAGCTCCGCGTGCCGGCGAAGCAGCTCATCGATCGGAAGCGACCGCACCACCCCGCCAAGCTCGATCGGGATCCGATCATCAGGCCGAGCGCCAACGCTCCCCATCAGCAGCTTCGCCCGCTCGATGTTGTTGGGTGTGGACATCATGGGCGATCACTCCTCCCCTTCATCGCCAGACGCGATCGCTGATGCCGGGGCTGCCGCCCCCGGCACCCCCGCTTCGATCCCCGGAACCGACCCCGTCGCATCGCACACGCCCTTGTGCCGCCGCGCATCCGCAGGAACTTCAATCCCCGCAAAGTCCCGCGCCGTCGCCTCGCTGGTGTATGTCACCGGCCCGGCCGCCTTCACCCCCGGAAACCGCCGATCCCCATCCTCCACCAGCACGCCCGCAATCGCCCCCAGATCCAGCCGCCGATCCATCTCCCCATCGGCGCCAACTCCCGAAAGCTCCAGCACCAGCACGCTCATGCCCCCCGCCGTCACCTCCCGCGTGAACGCCGCCAGGTCATACCGCAGGCAGCACATCCCATCATCCACGCAAGACTTGATGAACTTCATCACGTGCGGCACCGCCATCGAGCGGCTGGCCCACACGGGAAACTCCCGCAGAATCGCCTCGAGCATCTCGGCCTGCGACACGCCCGTCCTGCTGACTTCCTTCATGGCCCTGCTCTCCCGCCCCATGGCCATCGCGGCGTCGATCTTCGTCCGATCCAGCCGCTCCGCATTCGCCCGCGCCGCCGCAAACGCACCACGGCCCCATCCGCCAAGAGGGGCCGCACTCGTCGTCGTCGCTACTGCTGGTTGTGTTGCTGTCGTCGTCACTGGTCGGCTCCTCAGTTAGCCAAACCACCCACACCCGAATCCCGAAGGCCACAGGGCTCAGTGCTCAGGCCACAGACGTTTCAAGGCCCGGACTTCACGTCTGTGCCCTGTCACCTGTGCCCTCTTCACTTCCCATCAACCCGCTCCGGCCGGTTTCCCGACCATCACGGATGCATGGCTCTGGCTGAGGTCCGCGGCCCTACCGGTGGGAGTCGCGCTTTCCTTCGCCCGATGCCTTGCCCAAACCTCCAAGTGACTCGCTCACGCCGATTTCACTTGCCTGTATGTCGTCAGATTAGTACAAACATCACTACAAAGCAAATCGTTTTTGCTACTTGTCTTGTGCTGATATCTATCTCTTTGCGCCACAAGCCGTTAGCGTTTGTGGAAAACTTGTGGGATGGCAAAGCGGGTCATTGAATCGCTGGGCACTTTGGTCAAACGTTTGCGTTTGGCAAGGGGGATGACGCAGCGTGAACTCGCTGATGAGGCCGGTTATCTGCAAGAAACTCTCGCTCGGGTGGAGCAGGGCAGAGGCCGTTTTTCCCAGCGTTCGGGGCGCGCGGTGCTTCGTGCCATCACCAAGGGGGGCCGCGTTCGCATGGACGAATCGCTGGACTTCTTCATCGGAATAGGCATCGCACCCGAGGATGCTCGCGAGGTCCCGCCGGATCTTCTGGGATGGCTGCGAGAGCACGACATGCTCTCGGATGATCCACTCAACGCAGCGCCCCCCCCGCCGCCCGACGTCGCCGCTCGAATCGATTCCACACTTGCGGAGTTCCGCCCGCTCATCACGGAAGCGATCGATGCCATCGGCAAAGAGCGTCTCGAATCCATCCTGCGTGCGCTCGCTGGTTCTGCAGTGCCGCCGGTGGCCAATGGTGGCACCCAACTGTCGTATGTGTCGCCGCCGCATCGCCTGCCCGATGGCACCGTTGAGCAGGTCATCCATCAGGTGAGCGAGCGCCCCGCCTCACCAGCCGCGAAGCCATCTGGTACACTCCGCCGATCAGCATCCGGAGGTTGACCATGCCGAAAGACTTTGGACAGTTTTCCGATCCCCTCGCTGACCCCCGCGGATCAGATACCTCCGCCATCTCGCGGGCCACTACCCCCGCGGCCGCGGACCGTCTAGTGAAGTTGCAGCGCACGCGAGACGCGAACGCCGCTGCTGCCGAATCCGCCGCCGAGCCCGGCGTGTCGCGACTGCTCACACATCCGATTCAAACCATCGCTCTGGGCATCCTGTCCGCCCTCGGCACGATTGCGTTCATCTCGCTAATCATCTGGCTCTTCTTCGGCAGTATGAACTCCTACGGCAACTCCGGCCGCTAATCATGCCCACTGAACACAAGCGCCGCCAGGAATGGATCGATCACGCGACAGCCGCGGCCCGGCCCGACGGCGACACGCCCAACGCCCAGCTCCTCGCCGAACTCCGCCGCCTGAACAACTCCGGCCTCATCCGCTATCCCATCGGCACCATCGCCACGGCCATCCTCATCGCCGCGGTGCTCTTCTCCATCATCGCGGGCGTGTGCAGCGCGGGCGTCACGGCCTACTACATGTCAACACGCCACACTGATCGCTGATGCCGGGGCTGCCGCCTGTTCACCACCGAGAACACCGAGAGCACCGAGAAGAGAAGACGATGCCTTGGAATCGAACCCGATCCCCTGCCGTCCTCTGTGCTCTCTGTGTTCTCTGTGGTGAACCCGCCTTTTCTTACTTCGCATACGGATACCGCTGATTCAACCACTCCCGCCGCGAGCTGCACCCGCACTCCCGCGATCCCGTCACCCGCTCAAACCACTTCGCATACGCCTCGCTCAGCTCATCCCCAATGAGCCGCGCCACCGTGTCCCCGACTCCGGCATCCTCCTCGATCCGCATCGCCGAGATCGCCTTCACCCCCATCCACACCGCCGCCTCTTTGAGCGCCGCCGGCATCAGCGACAAGAGCCCCCCGCCGATCCCTCGCCCCAGCGGCGATCGTCCCCCGCTCCCGGGCACATCCCCCTGCCCGCTGCTCCCCCCGCACCCCAGCGTCCCCACACACCGCACCGCCCCCTCCCGCTGCGCCGTCCGCGACCCCCGAAAGCTCTTCGTGTACAGCAACACCCCATCGCGATAGAACGATGAATCCCCGCCCCACGATTCGCTGATAAACCCGCACCGCACAATCCGCCCCGTGTGCGTGATCCGCATCACTTCGCGTTCATTGCCCGGCGTCCCATCCGGGTTCACGCTCTCCCACGTGTACGTCCGGGCCCCACCCACCTGCGCCGGACACTTGAAGTTCGCATCGATCGACTCCAGCTCGCCGGTGTTCCGATTCCGCACCACCCACGCATGCCCAAAGGGATACGCGCTCGAGGCCACCAGCGATCGCAGGCCCTCCACGCCCGGCCCCGGCTCCACGCAGACTTCCCCCGCCGCATAGTCGCCCACGCCCCCATCGTGCACCGGCGTCCAGTTCCCCGCCCCATCGCTGTACCACCCGTCAACGTCGTACTCCTGCTCCCCCCGCCGCGTCCCCGGCACCTCAACACACCCGCTTCCACCCCCCCCACCGGCGATCTTCTCCACCGCCGCCGTCCCGAATCCCGCTTCCACAAACGGCCCCGGCGGGGGCGGCTGCGTCGGCCCGCCCGGCGAGCCCGCCTGCGTATAGCGCGTCTCGAGGCGATACTGAAACTGGGCCGTGAACCGCCCCTCGCACGAGCAGCAGCACCGCATCCGCGTCACCCGCCCCGGCACCAGACAGTCCGGCACATCGACATCCACGCGCGAGCACCCGCTCACGCAGTCGCAGCACTGCCGCCCGATCGAGCTGGGCCCCACGAAGCCCAGCGTCCCGCCCTTGGGCAGCGTGCCGCGCCACGGGTGCGAGCCGATCCGAAACTCAAAGCAGAGCCCGTTGCTCCCGGGCGGTTGCACCGACGCGATCCCGCACGCACCGTTCGCAAACTCGATCGGCCGCGGAAGCAGCCGATCCTTGATGAGCACAAACACCCGCGGCACGGTCCATCCCACGGGCAACACCTGCCCCGCACAGATCGACGCCTCCTCGTACACCGGACATTCAAACTGCCCCGCCAGGTCCGGATCATCGCACGAGCCCACGCACACCAGCCCCACGATCGCCCCCGTCTGCGGATCCGCCACCCCCGCATCGATCGCGTTCCAAACCACCTCCCCCTCGGGCACATCCGCCGTATCGATCACGGTCCCATCGCCCCCACGAACATACCCAATCCGGCGCCAGATGATCACCGGCGGCGCCACACTCGCCCCGCCACCGCCCGCAAGCTGACACCGCACATCCTCGCACACCCACAGATGGTCCGGCCCCTCGGGCGCACAGCCCACTTCATCGGGCGGAATCGGACACCGCGTATACCGCCGCACCCGCGGGCACAGCCCACAGCACGCAGGCGCGCACCCATCATCCACGCCAACGCCCACCGAACCGGTGGCCGCATCGGTCATCTCAAACCCATCGTTGTCGGTGAGGGCGATGCCGGACATAGTCTTCGCCCGGAGGGCGCGCGATGGTTGCCAGAGGCGCCGCGAGGCTCTGCGAGCAAGCCTCTGGTCAGCGAGCATGGGCGCAGCCCATCAAGCCGCGAAGCGGCGCCGGTGCCTTGTGCCTTTGGCTCTGATGGGGGATGCCGGGGGGCGCCCCCCCAAATAGCCCCCGGCATTGCATCCCGTGATCACGGCTGTCGCACGATCTGCGGCCCGGCGCCCAGCGGCGTCGTCCGCGTCACGGTCGCCAGCGTGTTGCCCTCGTACTCCATCAGGTCCGGCGTCGGATACCCGCTGATGGTCACGGCCGCGGCCCGCTCCAGCCGCGTGCGGTCGAACTTCCCGCTCTGGCCGTCCACCGTCACGTTCCCGTTGATCAGGATGAGCGTCCCGCCGCAGAGCACCACCTCCCCCTGCACGTTGCCGGCGGCGATCACGGCCCCCGTCGTCGCGGTGAGGTCGATCGTCAGCGTCGTTCCGACGTTCACGTAGGCCTTCTTCCCCGAGCCCATCGGTCGCTTGAGCAGCATCGTTGCCCGCCCCGTGAGGCGGATGTCCCCCGTCTCGTCGCTGGCGTGCTCGAGGATCTGGCACTGGCCCGATCCCGACACGACCACATCCCCGACGGTCACGGTGCTCCCGAACTTCGCCGAGCCCGAGCCGATCCACGTCTCCCCCGGCGACACGGCCAGGTCCGTCGCGAGGAGCTTGTCATTGGTGTCCGGCCGCCACCACAGCCGCGCGATCGCCTGCGAGGTGACGCCCTTGATGAACGCGGGCCCCTTGTGGTTGCCGTCAAAGAGCGAGCTCGACGCGTTGTCGATGCGCAGGGCAATGTAGTTGCTCTCATCGCCGAAGGAGCCGCGGAATCCCTTCTGCAGTTTCACCGATGCGAACGTCACGCCCGTGAACGCGTTGGGGTTGGTGAACGTCGGCGCGGTGCCGCTGGAGAAGGTGAGCGTCGAGCCCGCCCCCCAGGATCCGATCGCCACGCCGATGTCGTACGAGGCCGTCGCCGACAGATCGGCGTTCACCGGCAGCCACACTGGGTTGTAAGCAGTCATGCGATCAAGCTCCGTATTACGAGCCCTTCGCGCAAGCGAAGGTTCTGGTGTTCGTTCCTCTGCAATGCCGGGGCCCCGCCAAGCCTTCAAGCCAAAGCCCCGCTCAGTCCGGCTCTTCCTCTTCGTCGCACGGCCGCGGCGAGCACACGATCGCGATGAAGACCCACGGCGCCGCCATCAGCAGCCCAATCACCGCCAGCGCGATCCACTGTCCGATGGTCATGTCTGCGCCCTCGCCGTGCTCAGGGCGGGCTGGTGCCGGTGTCGGTCCAGGTCACCGCGCCCGCGTTGGAGATGGTCCCGCGCCAGTAGTGGCCGTTGGGCGATTTCAGGAGCAGCCCCTTGGCCGAGTCATCGATGGTGATGTCGCCCGTCGTCTGGTGCTTGACGTTGCAGGTGGTCTTCTGATTCGCGTCGTCCACCTCGAAGACGGAGTTGAACCCAACCCCGAACGGATCGCCGATCATGGTCGAGCCGTTGGGCGTTCCGAACTTGGCGATGCCCGTCTCGAAGCGGAAAACGTCGTTTCCCGATGTGTCAACGATGACCAGGCCGCCGAACGCGCCCGAGCCCCCGATGGTGAGCACGGAGGCGGATAGATTGACATACGCATCCTGCCCGAGATTGCCCGAGCCGTCCACGTAGAGCAGGCCGTTGGCCGCCGCCCCGCTCACGGGCGAACCGATGGTCATCGCCCCGCCCTGCAGCCCGCTGTTGCACACAAACCAGTTCGTCCCGTCGCTCTGATACTCCAGCCACCCCGAGTCCGCGTTGATGCTCGTGTCACCGGTGATCGTCCCCGCCACCGTGCTCACCGTGATGTTCTTCGTCCCCGCATTCGCTCCGACATCGAGCACCAGCACTCTCCGCCCCGCCCGCACCTTCCTCGGGTCCGCCAGCGTCACCCCCAGCGTGTTGGTCCCGCTCGTATCCACGAGCACGCACTCGGTCTGGGGCACGGTCTCAAAGCCCAGAAATCCGCCCCCCGCCGAGCTGGGCCCAAGCCGCAGCGGCACCGGGGCGCGGTGCATCGGCCCGCCCATGGGAAGACTCGCCCGCTCGCTCATCGCATGTCCCCCGCCGCGGCGCTGAACTCGAACACGATCTTCCCGTGCTCATCCGCCCCCGTGGTCCCGGTCGTGGTCTCCGCCCGCAGCGCGGAGCCGGGCGTGCAGGGAATGTGCCTCGCCGAGAGCGCCGCCTCGGTGGAGTTCTCCAGCTCCACGGCCACGGGGAAGGGCCGGAACAGGCCGCTCCCGGGCGGGCCGCCGGTGATCCGCACCACCGTCGAGTTCCCCCACGGCGTCCCATCGCCATAGACGGAGAACGACACGGCCCACTCCGGCACGATCACGGGCTCGGTGATCGTCCGGGCCGACTTCGAGTCGGACAGATCGATCTCCACGGCCTTCACGCGGCCCTCGGGATAGTTCGCATACGGATCGGCCATCGCATCCCTCGCCTTCCCACATCCCACATCCGACATCCCACATCCCACCCATCCCACATCCACCATCACCCCCCACACCGCTTCCGCGCCACCACTTCCCCGCCCGGCGATCCCGGCAACAAATACAACCGCACCGTGATCGCGTTCTGCCGCGCCGGATCCGGATACCGCTCCACGAAGCACAGCGAACCCTTCTTGGCCGGATAGATCCGGGCCTCATCCCCCGCCACCGGCCGCCCGTAGTAGGGCGTGAGCGGCGTGTCGGGCATCGTCACCGAGCCCATCCCGATCACCGGATACTTCACCTGCGAAGGCCAGTACGCCAGCGACCCGCTCGCCCCCGCGATCGGGGCCGATTGCCCCGCCGGCCCGCCCGTCGACATCAGCACCGGCTCTCCCAGCCGAGCCGGCGTCAGCACCGGCGAAGACCCGCCAACGCCGCCCCCCATCGCCGCCATCGCCAGCGAGACATTCGCTCCCGCCCCACCACCGCCACCGCTCCCACTCTGCGACATCTCCACCAGCGCATTGATCGTCTCGATCATCGCCGAGATCGTGCCGCGGGGAACTTCCTCGCCCGGCCGCACCGACTTGATCTTGGTTGCGGTGGCCATGGGAGGTGCTCAGAGTGACGGAGTGACGAAGTGACGAAGTGTCTTTGCCTTGGCTGGGTGGGAGGTGCCGGAGGGCGGGCCGCCCGCCCTCTGGCATTGCATCGCGTCTTCGTCTTCACGCCCAGCCGACTACCAAAGCCCCGCAAACGAGTCCGCCGTCGCATCGCTGAAATACACCTGGCTCTCAACCTCATCCCCAAACGCCTGCCCCCACTGATCCTCTTCCTTCCACCGGAACTTGAAGTCCGGCGCGATCTCCAGCTGGTGCGTCACGCGCAAGAGCCGCTGCCCATCCCCGGCCACCAGCGGCGTCTGCGGGATCTCAAAGCAGCTGTACTTCGCCTGCCCCGGTTGCAAGGTGAACCGGTTGAGCGCGCCGATCACCGGCGGCAGCTGGATCACCTCGGGGTTGACGCTCTGCCACCGCTGCAGCCACATCATCCGGGGCAGGATCGCCGTGAGGGCGTTGGGCAGCATGTCCACCACGATGCACATCCGCGTCGCCCCGACGCTGATCGAGGCCCCGCGCCCGCCCGCGATGGGCGAGCGGATCTGCTCATACACCGGGTCCGCCGGCGACTGGTCCGGGTTCGTCCAGGCGGGGTACTGATCCGTCCCATACCGCACGTCATAGATGAGCTGCTGGCTCCCCACCTGCGGCACGACATACGTGAAGCTCTGGCCCACCTGCGGCGAGGGAAGCTCGCCGCCGCCGCCAAGGGTGCGGAACGTGCACTGCACCACGCACGCCCCGTTGAGTCCGGTGCTGGCATCGCTCGTGCCCCCGGCGTGCCGCGCCACCCGATTACGACAGACCAGCTCGGGAAACTCCGCCGACCACGCATCGCCGCGCTTGGGCAGGCCCAGCGCCGCCAGGGCCCGATCGCAGTCGTCGCAGTTGACCCAGAACCACTTCTCCCCCTCCATCCCGCCATCGGTCTCATTGATCGACGGAGGCGCAGCGCCCCCGAAGGCCTTGCCGGTGAAGAGTTTGGCGGTCGGAGTGTCGGGCATGATGTTTTACGAGCCCTTCGCGCAAGCGAAGGAATTCTGGTTTACGTTCATCTGCGAATGCCGGGGCTGCCGCCCCCGGCACCCCCGCTCAAAGGCAACAAGGCAACCGCCGGTGCTTCGTGCATGTGTCTTCAACTGGGTGGGAGGTGCCGGAGGGCGGGCTTCCCGCCCTCTGGCATTGCATCACATCTTCGTTTTCGCCATCAACCCATCGCGCCAACAGGTCGCGCAGGCGTCTTCCGATTGATCTCTTCCATCGCCTTCACGGCCCGCTGCCAGAGCTGCTCGGTCTTCGCCACCGCCGTCTGCCCGCCCCCGCGCATGTACACGCTCTCGGTCGCTCCGGCCGGACCCAGCACGCCCGCCGATCGATACCCCATGCCCGCCTCCACGGTCCGAAACGATCGCGAGGCCAGGGCCTGGCTGTAGTCGCTCCGGGCCTTGTCCAGCAGCTCCGTCGCCGCCGCCTTGAGCACGCTGTCGCGGGATCGGGCCAGGTCCTTGGCCGCCCGCGCCTGCTCGGCGGCGCTCAGGGCCTGATCCTTCATCGCATCGCGGATCTTCTGCTCGAAGCCGAGCCGGATCTCCGCCAGCTCCGCCTCGGTCTGATGCCCATCCACCCGCATCCGCATGATGCGGGCCTGTTCAAGTTCATCCGCAATCTTCGCGTTGGCCGTTGCGCTCGCCTCAATGGCTTTCTTTCGGGCTTCCTGCGCTTGAATCTCACGTCCGATGAGCGAGCGGTCAATGCGCTGCACCCGATCCGCCTTCTGCTCCCCCGTGAGCGAGCGATCGCGTTCGATCTGCACCTGCATCTTCTGGGCGTCGAGGCTCTTCTCCAGCCGGATCGCGGCCTCTTCTTCTTTGTCGGCGCGAAGCTGCGCCACTTTGTACCGCTGCACTTCAAGCTCAGCCAAGGTGCGGGTGGTCTCTTCGTCGTATCTCCGATCCGCCGCATCCCGCGCTAGCCCGCGTTCCTTGATCGCGTGCAACTTGTTCTCATCTTCAATCGCCGCGTCCCGTAGTTCCTTTTCCTTTCGGGCACCGGCTTCCATCAGGGCCCGTCGGTGCCGATCTTCTTCCTCCAGCCTCGATATTGCTGCGTCGGCGCCGGGTCCGCCCCGCGCCTGCCGGTCCGCTATCGCCAACCCACCGGCACGCTCGCTTCGCTCCCGCTGTGCCCAGGCGGTCCGCTTGGCGGCATCCACCTGGTCTCGCGCCCGATCAATCTCGCTGCTCCACGTGAAGTCGCCCGGCTTGCCCTGCGCCAGTACGCCCAGAAACCGCAACCAATCCGCCTGAAGATCGACCAGCGTGTCCTTGAACTTCACGCCCTCATCGATCAGGCTTGTGAGCGACCCCTCGTTCTGATCGAATGCGTACGTAAGGTCCCGCCCCACTCCGACCTTCAGCCGATCAACGGCAAGGCTCAACCCAGTGGCACGCCCATCCGCTTCTCCCACGCTCTTCGCGTAGGCGTCCATCGACTCCTTTGCGAACGCCACCGCCGCACCCGCCGCACCGACGCCGAGCAGCGCGTCCGCAGATTCCTTAAAGGTCTTCTGCGTCTTCTTCCAATCCCGCTCGGCCCTTGCGGCCGCGCGTGCCGCGTCGCGCTCCACATCCCGCGCGCCCCGGTTGAAGCCGGTGTGGTCGAGCCCCCAGGTGGTGGTGATATCGGCCATGGTCTACGCCGCCCTCCTGCCCGCCCGCGTCATCCGAGAGTTCATCGCCCGCTGCGCCGCCGTCAGTTGCCGCCGTGCCGCCGAGGCCTTCGCCCGTGCGATCACGTGCAATCGGCTCTCGATGATCGAGCTGTGCGGTTCCTTGAAGTGCGCCACCACCCCGGCCCGCCCCTTGCTCTGCACCACCACCGCATCCCCACCATAGAGCATCGCCCGCACCGTCGAGAGGTTCGAGGCCCCGAACTTCTTGGTCTTCCGCCCGCCGATCACGATCGCCCCGCTCTTCCCCCCCGCGTCAAGGATCTGCTCTTCCTCGATCGCCCGCCGCAGCAGCCCCTCCATCCGCTCGGCCTGCTTCTGCGCGGCCTGCAGCTTGCGCTGGCAATCCGCCCGCCATCGTCCCTTCCGGCCGGTGAACTCGTAGCGGTCCCGGAAGATCGTCTGCCACTTCTTCTCCGCCGCCCGCGCGTGCGCCACGTACCGCGTCAGCCGGTGCACCTGCTTGCTCAGCCGCGCCTCCATCTGCGCCAGATACCGGCTCTCCTTCACCACCAGCACGGGCAACCTCGGGGCCATCGGCAGCGCGTTGTTGGCCTGCGCGATCTGCCGAACATACCGCCCCGTGTCCCGCGGCCCGATGATCGTCATCTCCGCGAGCCCGCCATGGGCGATGAGCTGCACGCCCTCGCGGGCCGCGATCGGCGCTTCATCCTGCACGCTCACCACCTGCCGTCGCAGCCGCGAGAGATCGGTGGGCATGTCTACATCTCCCTCGCCCGCATCTCTTCGCCCAGCCGCACCCGCTCCTGCGCCAGATACACGCTCTTGCGTCCCGCCGGCAACGCCTCGAAATACTCCAGCGTCATCCCATACCGCTCGCAGCACCGCAGCACCAGCCCCAGCGGCCTGATCGCGTACATCTTGGGAAGCGACCACCCCGACCCGGCGCCGGCCGCACTCACCGGATCGTCATCGATCACTTTTTTTCGGCGGCATCCATCTGCCCCGCGCTCATGTACGCGCCGAGGTCATCGATCTTCTCACAGAGCTTCATCACCAGCGGCTTGCCCAGCTTGGCGAGCTCGACCCGCACGCCCTCGAACCACTTGACGGCCTCCGCCGTGCTCGCGGGGGTCTCCGCCGTCCCCCGGATCGCCAGCCACCCGGCATGATCCGTCCCCGCCGCCGCGCACGCCAGGCGATAGTCGTGCGACCACCGCTCGTGCGCATCGAGGTACTTCGCATCCGTGAAGTCGGGCACCTTGTCCGTCGAGGCCGAGCCCTTGTCGGGGTCGAGGATCATCGGCGGGCTCGGCCGCGGCAGGGCCCGCATGATGAGCGTCTGCTCCCACGCCTCCAGCCCCCGCACGGCGACGGCCCGCCCGCCCGGCAGCTTGACCTCATCGCGCGCCACATCCGCCGCCAGCTCCACCAGGCTGATCACCATCACCACACCTTCCTTCCACACGAGAGAGCGCCCAGTTGTCTCAAACACCAATCATCGAAACGTCGATACCGGCCGCCACTGGCCAGCGGTTCACAGAATCTTTATCCAAGGATCACCCTGTCGTTTGATTTTCCCCCATTCACGCGGCACGGAAAACCCTCGCGCCCATCACTCGCCGTCAACCACGATCGCCAGCCCCCGATGCCCCTCCGCATCGATCTCCACGCCGTGCGACTCCAGCAGCTCCGCCGCCGGCTCATCGCCCACCTCGTGGTGATACACCGGCATCAGCGCCCCGCCCACGACGCCATACCCCACCGGCCCGCCCAGAGCCTCGACGGCCTGCATCTTCGACTCCCCGCTGGAGCCGAAGACCTCGACCATATCGCCGACCTTGATCGTCTCGCACAGTCGCATGTGATGATCCTTTTCTTCGTCTTCGTCTTTGGCTTTGATGGGGGGTGCCGGGGGGCGATAGCCCCCGGCATCTGCGAATCCTGCTTATGCCTGGGAGTACGTCACCAGCGGCGTCTTGCTCTTGAACTTCACATTCACCGTGTCGAACTTGTCCCCCTGCTTGATCTCCGGCTGCCCGTCGAACCAGCACGAGGCGATCGACCCCTTCTCCTTCGTGGTCCCGCCCTTGACCAGCGGCACATCCCAGCTCAGCGTGAACAATCGCTTGAGCCCGGTGGTGGTGTCCCGCAGCTGCGAGAGCGTCATGACCTCGCCCGTCCCGCTGAAGCGCGAGAGCTTCATCGAGAACTCGATGGTGGTGGGCATGGCGTCGCCCTCCACGGGCGTCGCGGGCGTGCCGCGATCGTTGTACTCAAGGGCCTCGTAGCCCCCCTCCTTGATCGTGATCGACCCGTTCTCACGGTTGATCACGGTGTAGTCGTTGGTCCCATCGTTGATGCGCAGGATGCCCCCGGCCTCGAACCGGATCGGCGTATTCGTATTGACATTCACGTCCGCCATGGTGCTTCAGCTCCGTTGTATTACGAGCCCTTCGCGCAAGCGAAGGAAGTTCTGGTGTTCGTTCCGCCATTGCCCCGGAGGGGCCCGCGATGGTTGCCAGAGGCCGCGAGGCTCTGCGAGCGCGCCTCTGGTTCACTGCCGACGGGCGCAGCCCGTCAAGCCGCGAAGCGGCGCCTCTGCCTTTGTCTTCTCTGGGTGGGAGGTGCCGGAGGGCGGGCTTCCCGCCCTCCGGCATTGCATCCACTCTTCGTCTTCGTTTACGAAACAAAGCTCGCAATGTCCCGCCCGCTCGTCCGCATCACCGTCCCCGAGAACATCACCACCCCCACCAGCAGCTCGCTCGCCTCATCGGGCTCCAGATCGATCTCCACCCGCGGGCTCATCTCAAAGTCCACCTGGTGCGTCGTGGCCGTGTCGCGCAGCGTCACCCCCGCCAGCATCGCCGCCACGATCCCGCACGCCTGCCCGACGGCCCCGAAGCTCGCCCGGGCCACCGCCGCCGGCACGATCACCGGCATGCTCAGCGAGATCGTCCCCTGCGCCAGCCGCGCCGCATCCGCATCCTCGTCGTTGCTCCGCTCCGTCTTGTCCGGCACGATCGACAGACCCTTGAGCCGGGTAAAACTCTTCTCCGACCCCGCCACCTGCTCCGGATCCGGATCCCCGGGATACGCCACGCTCACCACGGTCTGCAGCGCCGCCCGCGCCTTCACGCGCGTCACCAGCAGCTGCAGGATGATGCCGGGGTCGATGAGGGCCATAAGAAGGGCTCAGGGCACAGTGAACAGGGCACAGACGTGCGAGGCAGTGACGAAGTGACGGAGTGACGGAGTGACGGAGTGACGAAGTGACGAAGTGACGAAGTGACGAAGTGCCCTTTGCCTTCTCTGGGTGGGAGGTGCCGGAGGGCGGGCTTCCCGCCCTCTGGCATTGCAATCCATGAATCTCAAAGCGCTCTACGCCGTCTGTTTAATCGGCACCCCGCGAACCGTGATCTTCAACATCGTCTCATTCACCTCGCGCCCCACCCGCGAGATCGCGTACGTCACGCTCGCCCCATTGCTCGCATCGATCACCAGATCCCCCCGCACCGGCACAAACACCGCCGCCGAGTGGTCCACCACATCGCTGGCCCGCACCAGATAGTCCCACTCTTCGACTACCGCCTGGGCCCCGCCGCCCTCGCCCATCGTCTCAAACGACGGCCGCGACGCCGACCGATCCGCCGTCACCACCACATCGGTCATCCCCTTGGCCCGCGCGAGGGTCGTCGTGTCCAGCGTCCCCCGCACGATCCGCCGGATGGTGATCGACGCGGAGCCCAGCTGCGCGATCACCTCATCGGTCAGGCTCGCAAACGCATCATCGAGCAGGCCCATAGGAACCGCCTTTACGAGCCCTTCGCGCAATCGAAGGAAGATTGACTCAGTAACGAAGTGACGAAGTGGCAAAGTGGCAAAGTGACAAAGTGACACAGTGACGAAGTGGACATCCGCCCGCCTTTGCACTCCGTCACTCCGTCGCTCCGTCGCTCCGTCGCTTCTTCCTACCTCGTCAGATCCACCACCGCATTGGCGCTCGTCGCCGTCCCCTTGAGGATCTCGATCTCCAGATCCCCGTCGAAGAGGTCCGCGATCACCAGCTCGGCGATCCCGCTGGTGCCGTCGTCGGCCGGGCTGAAGCACCCGACGATCGTCTTCCCGCCGCCGATGGTGTTGATCAGGTTCTGGAAGTCCGCATCGATCACAAAGCTCATCGTGTCGGCAAAGTGATACGCCCCGCTGCTCGGGACGGGGAACGGGATCCCATTGGTGCTCGATCCCGCCGGCACTGCGCATGCCGCATTGGAAGAGATCACCCACGTGAGCGTGCCCACGAAGGTCCGCTTGTAGCTCGTGGGCTGCGGGATCATCCGGTCCCCGCCCGGCGCGCCCGGCATCACTCTTCGCCGCCGCCAGAGCAGCGCGGTGCCGGCCACGTTGTCGGCCCCCTCGGCGAAGATGCTGATCGCGGCCCCGCGCATCACGCCCATGCCGATGCACCGCCCGCTGGCGGCCGCGATCGTCGTGGTCTGCACCCCGCGCATCGACGCCGTCGCGGCGCTCTGCGTCGAGTTGGCGGCCAGATACAGCTCGGTCCCATCGCGGCGATCACCCATTGAATGAGTCCCTCCTGCAAGTCGATGCGCGTCCGGTGATTCGTTCGCGTCTGGAAGTTCGTTCGCGAATGCCGGGGCTCCGCCCCCGGCACCCCCGCCAAGCCATCAAACCAAAGTCAATCGATCGAAGCCGTCGTGCTCTACCCGATTCGCATCAGATCACGCGCCGTGTCCCCGACGTTCACCGTCGCCCCCAGCGCCCGCAATCCCGCCTCGACCAGCGGGCTCAGCCCCATCGCGTCGTTGGCCGTGCCCAGCTCGTTGGGGTGGATGTTGTCCTGATAGCTTGTCTTGGGCGTGGCGCTCGCGTCGGCCTTGGCCCCGCGATAGGTGGCCACGAAGGGCGAGGCCCCGCTCACGACCCACGCGTCGAACGTCGGATTGCCCGCCCCGCCGTTCACGGCCGCGCTGAGGGGGCAGAGCCGCGCGATGCAGTAGGCCGAGCCGCCGTTGACACCCCGCGCGTTGTCGATGATCGTGGTGCAGTAGTACTGCTGCGTGCCGAAGCTGTCCCCGCCGTTGATGTCGTTGATCCCCAGCGCATCGATGATGAGCGTGGGCAGGGGCATGTGGTAGTGCTGCTGCGAAAGGTCGAAGGTGCTCGCGTAGTTGGAGTGCTTGATGTTGGGGTAACTGGCGTTGGTGACTTTGCAGTTGCGAAGACCCCGCGTGCGGGCCATCGTTCCGTCCCCGGTGTAGTCGTTCTGGCCGGAGAAGGTCGAGTCCCCCACGCCCAGCGCGTTGGCGATGTACCCGGCGGTCAGGCCAAGGGCCGCGCGATCGGCGGCCTCCGATCGTCGGAACTCGATATCCGTGATCGGGCGGGCGGTCGAGACCTCGATCACATAGAGCCGCCCGTCGAACCCATCGCAGGTCGTGTTGGCAGAGGTGAGGTCGGTGGTGTTGAACACGCCGATGCGAAGCGTCGTCGCGGTGAGCTTCTCGGTGGCGTTGTCGGCGAGCTGGCTGGAGAGCGCGGAGACCACGCCGTCGTTGTACACGGCCGCCGTGCCAAGATTCAGGGAGTCGATCCCGAAGTACCCGACGCTCAGGCCGCACACGCCGATGCCCGGGGTGCAGTTGACGGTCTTGAAGTCCGTGCTCGTGGGCGTGCGGATGGTGTTGACCACGCGCCCGCAGAGGCGGTACTCGCTGCCGCCGCTCCCCGCCTGCATCCCGAAGTAGCGCGAGCCGGCCCCATCGTGCCAGAAGGCGATGCACGAGACGCCGCCGAACTGGGCGACGGTGTTGAGCGAGCCCACGAAGTACATCCCGTGGTAGCCCTGCTGGCAGGAGATCGTCGCGTCCATCCACATCTGGACGTTGGACAGCCCTTCCGATGAGAAGTCCCGCCGCTGGAATCGGTTGATGAACTGAAGGTACTTCTTCCCCTTCTCATCCACCCGCAGATATGGCGCGCGGGCCGTCGTCGCCTGCGTGAAGGTCAGCAGTCCGTCGGCCGACACCGCCCGCCGCACCTGGTCCCCGACGTTGGCCACCACGCTCGTATCCGTTGAGGAATAAAACGTCGCGGTCTGGCAGTCGAAGCGCGCCGATCGCGGGATCTGCCCCCGCATGTTCCAGCACGCCCCCATCAGATCGATCCGCCCGCGTTTGTCGAGCTGTCCGGAGAAGACCGCCGGGGCCTGGATCGTCCCGGTGAAGTTGCGGGTGGCCGATCCGTTGACGACGTTGGCCCCGAAGGCGAGCACCGTGGTGTCGGTGGGGAAGGCGTTGAACGTCACCGAGCCCGTGTCGTAGCTCGTGAAGATTTCCACCCCGTCCAGCCACACCCGGCAGACGGTGGTCCCCGTGATCGGCGTCTTGATGACCCAGACTTCGAGGTCGTGCTTCTTGCCATCGGCGAAGTGGGAGTAGGTCGAGGCGTCCCCGGTGAGGGTGAAGATCATCGTCCGCGAGACCGCCCCGGACGTGTTCATGTACACGGTGATGTTGGGCGTCGCGGCCCCGTTGTTGCCGATGCCCGAGCCGCCGAAGAAGACTTCAACGCCATACCCCGAGTTGTTCTTGCAGGAGATGAGCGTCTTCGCGCTGGGCAGCGCGGCCGCCGTCGTGAACGAACACCGCAGCGTCGTCCCGCTCCCGTTGATGAGCGTCGAGATCGCGTTGCCGGTGGTGGTGTCGGAGACCAGATAGCCCGTGCCGCCCGTGGCCAGCGAACTCGCTCCGCCCCCGCCCGTGCCGTCGAAGAACTGCCCGCCGTCGCTCTTGGCGCCCGTCTGCGTGAGCGCGGCATAGGTGGCCACGGCCCCGAGCACGGCGCCGGTGTACGCGGCCCAGTAGCCCACGGGCCGCAGAAGGTCCATCGCGGTGTCAATGTTTCCAGCCATGATTCAGTTCCCCCCCCGCTCACCCATCGCCGCAATCGCCCCCGCCAGCGCATCCAGCTTCACCAGATCCGCCACGTTCCCCCAGATGATCGAATGCTCCGCGGCCCCAAACCGATCCCGCGCCGCCACCTGCGCCGCCGTGCAATCTTCCAGATCAAGATTCAGGGCATAGGGAATCGTCTCGTCGCTCCCCGGCCACCCATCCGCGTGCCCCGGCGCGTGCCGGTGCTTCGCATCGATACACGCCCCCGTCGCCGCATCGCTGGTCGCATACGCCCCCGCGTGCGAGATCTGATTGTTCATCATCTCGCTGGCGGGCTGCAGCCGCCCATCGTCCCGGATGATCTCCACCGCGCACGCGTTGGACACCATGAAGGGCCGATCAAACACCGGCGAGTCTTCCATGATCCGGGCACACGTCGTGCTCATCACCCCGCGCAGATACCGGTACGCCCCGGTCCAGTTCTCCCGGGGATTGTCAACAGGAATCGCCTTCCCACCATTGCGAGCAATCGCCCGGGGCGAAGCATTCAGCAGCGTGAGCACGCCGATCACGCGTTGCCCCAGACTCGTCGCGGGATCGGCCCCCCACAGATCCAGCACGGCCTCCCCGAGCAGGTTGAACATCACGATGGGCCGAAGCCCCGCCACCACGAGCAGATCCATGATGTGGCAGAACCGCTCAAACTCGCACCCCGCCCACGTGCCCATCAGCACCCGCTTGCGATAGTTCAAACACCCCGACGCGTACCCCGCGGCCAGATCCGCCGCGGGCTCCTGCGCATACAGCGGGCAGTTGGCATCGGTGAACACGCCCCCAAACGTCTGCCCCATGTCGGCCCGCACCAGCGGCTCGGTGATCCCATTGCGAACGCAATACGCAATGAACGCCCGGGCCCGGTCCGTGTCATCGTGGTACGACCGGCAATCGGCAATATACACCGCATCGGCGATCCGCCGAGGCCCGTTGCAGAGCGGATGGTTGATCGCCCCGTCGATCTCGATGTGGCGAGTGGTAGGCATGGTGGGGGAAGTGACGAAGCGACGAAGTGACGAAGACCTACGGATGCACGCCCACGCCCCCGCCCTTGATCACCAGCGTCATGAGCGCGCCCAGCACGCCCAGCAGCACGCTCCCGGCCCCGATGTACACGATGGTCTTCACCGGCCAGAAGGCCGTCTTGCTCACCAGCGAGGCGATCCGCCGCTCGAACTCCTCCCGCGGCACATGCTGCTGGCGGTCTTCCTTGATCTGCCGGACATCCTCCTTGAGCGAGGCCAGGTCCTGCGTCATCGAGTACGAGCGTTCATCCAGCCGCACCAGCAGCTCGTGATGGTTCTTCTCGGTGTCGGGCGTTCGAGGGTCCGGCATCGGGTGGATCTCCATCATCGTCTTCGCCCCGGAGGGGCCCACGATGGTTGCCAGAGGCCGCGAGGCTCTGCGAGCGCGCCTCTGGTCTCCTGCCAACGGGCGAAGCCCGTCAAGCCGCGAAGCGGCGCCTGTGCCTTGGTCTTTGGCTCTGATGGGGGGTGCCGGGGGGCGCCCCCCCAATAGCCCCCGGCATTGCATCAACTCTTCGGAATGAACGCCGGCACGGGAGGTTGCCCATCACCGCGCCGGCGCTCGTGGGGGACGATCTAGACGTTTTCCTTGCGGATCACCGTATCGATCACGTTCTTGTCCTTCGTGCTCATCCCGGCACGAAACGCGACCCATCGGGCCTTGACGTCCGCGTTGGCCGGAACATCGAAGAAGTCTTCATAGTTTTTCGCGGCCTCAAGCACCTTCGGGCCCATCATGCTCGGCAGGAAGTTCACCAGCGCCGCGATCGCCACAGCGCCAAGGCCCACCCACCAGATCTCGGGCTGCACGAACGTCACCAGCCCGCCGACAGCTCCGGCCGCAAGGCTGAGCGTGTGGTGCACATCCAGCGGGGCCTTCTTCCAGTTGAGATACGCGAGGGCCCCGAGTCCGAGGAAGACCGCCAGCCCGCACCACTGCAAGAGCGTGATCCCGCCCGCCTTGAGCGAGAACGATCCGAGGAATCCGCCCCCCGTCGCTCCGCCGACGCCGTCGACGCCCAGCACGGTCGGCTGGATCACCAGATCCTTCGCGTTCACCTCTTTGCCCGAAAGATCGATGCTCGCCCCATCGGCGTGCGCGGTGGTCTTGGTGGTCCCGCCGGTGGATTCGGTGATGGTGATGTGCGCTTCGGGCTGCGGGACGATGTACGTCCGGGCCGTCGCCGTCGACACGACGGGCGATGCCCCGGCCGCGGCGGCCATGGGAGCGGTCGCGGGCGCGGCGTATTTCCCCGCGAGCATCCAGACCAGACATCCAAGGATCACCAGCAGCACGGCCGCGACGATCGCGTAGGGCCACCACGAAGGCGACTCCTTGCGCGGGCGCGGGGGAATCGCGGGGCCGAGCGCCCCGAGCGGGATGGTCGTGGTATCGGCCTGGCTCACTTGGCCCCCTTCTGCGGAGGATTGGTCTTCCAGAGTTCGGCAAAGACGGCCCACTGCTCGGGGGGCATGCCCTTGGCGTCGATCACGGTGGTCCGCGTCGTCGGGGCCACGGTGATCTTCTCGACGCTGGTGCCGCCACCCCTGGCATGCCCGGAGGCCTGGCACCCGCCCAGCAGCAGATACGCCACGGCCGAGACCGTGATGCCCACCACCAGTTTCAATCGAGCAGGAATGAGCATCATGGCCTTTGCCTTTTCGTCTTCACATCTCACATCCAACATCCAACATCGCACATCAAAATGAGGCATGGGGAGCCGGAAGGCTCAAACCCACGCCCCTCGGTGGGGGTGTTTGTTGCGCGAGCTCTCGCCCGCTGGTATGTGTGATTTATCCGACGACTTCGACGCTCATCACGTCGAGCCGGCAGGAGTTGCCGCCGCTCGTGGTCGACCACTGCCCGCTCACCGCGATCACCTGGGCGATCGTGGTATCGATCGTCGAGGAGTCGAGGATCACGGGCTTGAGCGTCGCCGAGGCCGCGGGGCCGATGGTCGCCATGCCCGCCGCCACGACGGTGCCGCTGGCGCCAACCGTGCGGATCACCAGCTCCATATCGATGAGAGCCAGATCGTTGTTGGTCGCATCCAGCGCGCCCGTCGAGGCCACCGCCGTGCCGGTGATGCCGTTGAAGTAGAGCTTGACGGTGAGCGTGTCGGTGGAGTTGGTCGCCGTCGCCTTCACCATCGCCCGCACCTTGATGCGGGTTCCGGCGCGGAGGCGGTTGGCGGGGATCGAGAACGATCCCAGCGATGTTTCCGTGGAGCTGGCGGTCAGGGCCGAGCTCGCGGCGACCTGCGTGAAGGAGTCCACCAGCTTGGTGATCGGGAAGAACTCGATGCGAGAGCCCGAGCCCGAGGCCGAGCTCAGGGGGCTCATGATGCCCACGGGCGACCCGACGGGCGTCGCCGAGAGCTTGCCGCTGGCGGCGCCATACACATACGCCCCGGCGGTGATCGCCCCGGCCGCGATGCCCAGCTGCGTCCCGACCTCGATGTCGAGCACCACGCTCACGTTGGAGCTGTCGCTGCGGGTCGAGGAGTATTCGCCCGAGACGCTGCCGATGCCGACGTCGCCGGCGCCGCAGTGCGTCGCCGTCCCGTCGGTGTGCAGCTTCACGCGCTCGTACGGCGAGAACGCGCTCTCGCTGGCCTTGATCTGGATGGAAACCTTCGGACCAAACTGCTGGACAGTGGCAGTCATGAGTGACTCGCTTTCGTTCTAAGAGAGCCCCGAGCGCAAGCTCGGGGTCTGGTGTTCAGTCGTTCACGTGTTGAGCGGCCGGGTGGGAACACGTCATGCGTTTGCCGCACCCGTGCCGCGTGTAGTCGTCTTCTGTCTTTGGCTCTGATGGGGGGTGCCGGGGGGCGATAGCCCCCGGCATTGCATCTCGTCTTCCTGGCTTACGAGCTGCGGACCTTCATCAGGAAGTTGCAGTCCGTGCTGATCACCTTCACCTGGCGATCGCAGCGGGCGCGGATCACGTCGCTGCGGTCGGGGTCCCAGGGGTAGGTCTCGATCATCGGGTCATCGGGAGCGCCGCCCCCGTCGCCGCGCCAGAAGAAGGTGCGGCCGATGCACGTCTCCTCGATGTTGTCGCTCGAGGCGGCCACGTAGAGGTTGACGTACAGGTTGCTCCAGATGTCCGCGAACGTCGGGGTCTGATCGTCGTCGGCGCTGTTGTACTGCGCCGTGCAGACGGTGATCTCCTTGAGGTTCATGAACGCCGCGAGCACCGGCAGCGGGATGAGCACGTCGGGGCGCTGGGTGTACTGCAGGGCCGAGCGGATGTTCGCGTTGAGCGAGAGGTCCAGCCACTGCACCCAGTTGATGCGCAGGCCCGTGAGCATGATCCCGTTGTTGCGCCCGGTCTTCTGCGCGTAGCCGACGTCGGCGTAGGGCTTGGCGTTGGCCTGGTCGCTCCACGCCACCGAGCTCGACGTCACGTCGTAGCCCGTGTTGCCCGAGAGGGGCCAGGTGGTCGCGTCGATCATCGCCGCGGCGCAGTCGTACTCGTAGCGCAGCCGCATGATCTCGATCAGGGCGTCGGCCGCGACGCGCTGGTAGTCCACCACGCTCGCGTAGATCGCGTAGTTGCGGCGATCGATCGACTCCTCGACGCCGTGCTCCTGCGTCTTGTAGGTGTCGTCGGTCAGGCGCCCCTCGACGCGCTTGTAGCTGGAGTTCTGCCGGCGGGTGTCCACCAGCTTGCGGAAGGTCTTCTTGCTCACGCGCCCGAAGCCGCCCTGGTCCAGGGCGGTCTCGAAGGGGCGGAAGATGCGCGAGCCGACGTACTCCTGCGACGCGGGGACCTCGCGAAACGCCCCCGTCAGGTCCCGGCGCGGGACGGACATGCCAGTGGTGATCATGATGCTCTATTCCTTCAAAGTGATGGTGCCGAACGGGTGGATCCGCCAGTGCCGGGGCTGCCGCCCCCGGCACCCCCGCTTCAAGCCAAAGGCACAGCGCCACGGCTCGCGCGGTTGTCTGATGTCTTGGTGTCTTCTCTGGGTGGGGGGTGCCGGGGGGCGGGCTTCCCGCCCCCGGCATCTGCGAACGCTCTTACGCCCGCTTTTCCTTGTTCGCCTTGCGGCTGGCGGCCAGCTGCTCGGCGAGGCGCTTCTGCTCGGTCTCCCACAGGTCGGGGTGGTTGATCGTCGCGAGGCGATGGGCCGAGGCCTCCTTCTCGCCGCACTGCATGTACACGGCCATCGCGTCCTGGAAGGTCTTCGCGCCCTCGACCTTCCCGAGGCGGCCGGTGATCGGATCGCGCATCCGCATCGCCATCGCCTTGGCGTCAAGAGTGACGCCCGGCCCGGCCTCGCGGGGAGATCCGCCCGCGCCGCCGCGCATCGCGCCGGCGCCGCCGAGGAGCTTCTCCTTCTCGGCCTGCTGCTGGGCCGCGGTGATGGTCTCGCTCTTTTCCTTCAGCAGGCGGTCCCCCATCGCGGCCTTGGCCTCGATGAGCGAGACGCCCGCCTCGCGCATGTCCAGCCGGAACTCGCGGTGGACTTCTCCGGGGAAGGCCTCCTCGAGCTGCTCCTTGGTCGCGGAGATCTTCGCCGGAGCGGCCGGAGCGGCAGCGGAGGCGCCGCCGGCGGGCGTGGTGATCGGATTCTTGTTCTTGTTGTCGTCGGCCATGGTCGGTTCTTCCTTATCAATGGGGGCTTCGCCCACGCACGTGCACGGGGCATTCCCGCACACCGGGCACGTCTGCTCGCTGGTTCCATCCGTCTCGCCCGCGTCGCACGCGGGTGTCTGCGGCTTGTTTGGGTCTTCGATCGCTGGCGCCGGAGCTCCGCTCAATCGCTCGCCGAGCTTGCCAAGGCGTCCGCCCTGGACAGACACGCCCTCGCGCACCTTCGAGAGGATCGCGTTCTTGCTCGTGCTCATGGTCCGTCGCTCCATCAGGCCGCCGCGTCGGCGGTCGCGTTTCGCAGTGAATCCACCAGCGCGGGCAGGCTCGTCACGCCATCGATCAGGCCGATCGTCGTCGCCTCGTCCCCGATCCAGACCCGCCCGTCGGCGATCTTGGCTGCCTCTTCCTCGTCCATCCCGCGGCCCTCGATCAGGGCGCGCCGGGCAAACCACGCGGTCATCCCGCGGGCGTTGCGCTTGAGCTCCGCCACCTGCGCCTCGGAGACGGGCACGCCGTCCTCCCCCACACCCTTGAACTCTCCGCCGGCGATCATCAACCGCCGCACGCCCATCTTCGCGTACATCTCCGAAGAGTCCTCGATCACGCTGAAGCTCGCGATCGATCCGATCACGGCGTTGGCCGTCGCATAGATCTCATCGCACAGGCTCGCCACGAAGTACCCGCCGCTGGCCCCGAGATCGTGGATGAAGGCCACCACCGGTTTGCCGCTCGTGCTTCGCAGTGCGGTCATCTTCGCGTGCAGGTCCTCGGCCCCCGCCGCCGATCCGCCCGGCGAGTCGATGTCCAGCAGCACCCATCGCGTCCGCGGCTGCGCCAGCGCCTGCGCCACGGCCTCGCCGACCTGGTCGTAGGTCATGCCCCGCGGCTGGCTGATCCCGTTGATCATCCCCGCGTACTTGCTCAGCACCCCGTGCACCGGGACAATCGCCCCGGCCCCGCCCTTGTTCCCGTCGACCATCATAAACGGCTCGCGGTCAAAGCCCGCCACGCCGCTCACGGCCCCGAGCCCGTCGTATTCCATCCGCCGCTCGGAGATCTTCGCATCGCGACGCCCGATGATCGCGGCCAGATCCTCGCGCTCGATCTTCACGCCCTGCTCGTGCCGGTTCACCAGCCCCACCAGCGCATCGAGCGTCGGGTGGTGCATGATCCACGGGAAGGCCCGCAGATGCGCCGAGATCAGGCTGGTGCTCGCATCCACGTTCATATCAGTTCTGTTTCTCTCACGCGAATGCCGGGGCTCCGCCCCCGGCACCCCCGCCAAGCCGTTAAGACACCGTTCCGTTGAGGTGCGGTGCCATCCTTCCGCCCATACCCGACTTCGCCTTCGCGCCCTTCGCCCCACCTTCGCTCGGCTTCGCGTTCCCGCCTTGATCCGTCCCGCCCGAGTCCGCCGCCGGCTGCTGCCCCATCATGGATGGAGCCGCCAGCCCCAGCTTCTCTTCCCGGGCCTTCTCCACGGCCCGCTCGGTGTCCACCTGCTCGGCCGTGCGTCCGGTGAGCTCGCGCGTGACTTCGTCCCGGCTCTTGATCCCGCCGAGAATCGCCGCCACGCCCGCCGCCACTTCCTTGGCCGGATCCAGCACCGGCATCGGGTTCCACACTACGTTGCTCGGCACGGCCCACTCCTGCGGACCACCCTGGATCGACCCATCGGCCGCGGCCGCGGCCTCCGGAAAGTCGAGCAGCCCCTCGCGGATCCACTGCGCCGTCTTCTGCGTCTCCATCCACCGGACCATGCGGGCCAGCTCGCCCCGCCAGAGGTCGAAGTTCTCCTGCGCCAGCGCGATCGCGGCCCGGAAGCCCGAGTAGTTCGCCTCCCGCGGGTCCATCAGGGCCAGCAGGATCGGCACCCCCACATCCGCCGCCACCATCCCCCATCGCAGCAGCACAAACTCGCCATACTGCGGCCCGGGCTGCCCCGGCGGGGGAAACTTCACATCCGATCCGGTGCCGAGGTCGAGCAGCAGCCCGGCCTCCATGATCCGCTGCTCCTGGTTCGTCGCGCCCGTCGCCGAGGTGTTCTCGGCGTTGGCCACGGTGAACCCGGGCATGTTTTCTCCGAAGACGGCGCCGGGCCGGTTGCTCGTCGCCACCGCCGTGATCTTCGCGTGCGTTGCGGCCGCCTCCAGCACGGCCTCGTCAAAGTCCTCGAGCTTGTCCAGGTCGGGCAGGATCGCCGCAAGGGCCGGCTCGCCGCGCGTCTGGTTCACCGCCTCATCGAGCGGGTTGCGAAAAAAGAAGCTGCTCCCGTCGGTCAGGTCCGCGTAGCTCACCTGCGAGACGCCGAAGCGGACAAAGCCGAGATCCGGTGAATACGGCGCGATCGCCGCCCGCACCGCACGCCCGGCCGCGTCGTACTCGATCCCGTTGACCCATCCGCCCTCGCCGGGCACGAATCGTGCCTGCACGCCCGGGCCAAACGGCGTCACGATCCGCTCCGCCTCCGTCGCCGTAATCTGCCCCGCGGCATTGAAGCCCAGGATGATGTCTCCATCCGTGCACGCGGCCCGCAGCGCCTGCCGTCCCACCGCGTCTCCTCCGGCAAGCCCGCGGGCATCAAAGCCCCAGTCCCGCCGCGATCCGGTGTATCCGAGGCGCTGGGCCGCGGGAAAGTCGCTCGTCCACCACGCCTCCCAGAGCGCGGCCTTGCGGCCGTTGAAGCCCTTGTCCGACGTCTGCGGCGTGAGCCGCGGTCCCTTGCCCCACACAAACCGGATGAGCGTCTTCACGATCATCCGCGCCAGCGGCGTCTTCCGCATCGCCTGCTGCGCATCCCGCCGGAGCAGCGAGAGCTGCTGATAGTCCAGATGCCAGTCCGCCGAGCCCCCGCGCGGCGAGACCGAGTCCCGAAGCCGTCCCTTCCCCGTCGTCCCCCCACGCTCGGTCGCATACGAACCCGAGGCAATGCTCTGCCCCACGCCCCCACGCGGCCCCTTCTTCCCGCCCTTCATCATCGAGCGGATGATCTTCCGCTGCGCCGCCGCGCGGTCGTATCGAAGCTTCTGGACCTCCCGGTCCGCCCGCTCCTTCACTTCGATCTTGATCTTCGGAGTCGCACTGCTCATCGACATGCGCTCCGTTCTTCTACGTCACACTGCCGGGGCTCCGCCCCCGGCACCCCCGCCGAGCCATCAAGGCAAACAGCCTCGCGGATCGACGGTCTTTGGCTTTGATGGGGAGTGCCGGGGGGCGCCCCCCAAATAGCCCCCGGCATTGCATGTTCAGATCTAACGCCGGGCGGTTGAATACGCCTTGGGCAATCCCTGCTGCAGGTCTTTTTCCGCCGCCCGCAGCTCGCGCAGGAGCCCGAGCAGGTTGGTCCGATCCACGGCCTTGCCGTCGGCCGAGACATCCGGCGATCCCAGCATCGCCTGGATTTCGCCCATGTACGACCGAAGCCGCGAGAGCTTCTCCGTCTCGGTGTACGTCTCGCTGGCCCAGTCGTGATAGGTGGTCATATGGAGTGCTCAGGGCACAGGGCACAGGCCACAGACGATCGGAACGTGCGTCGCTCTTACCGTCCAGCCGCCGCCACCAGCTTCGCCTTCGCCGCATCCCGCAGCGCCAGCAGCGCGGCCGCGCGATCGCGGAGCCTCGCCGCCGCCGGCGTTCCGTGCTGCATCCAGTCCCGGGCCTCTCTCCACGCCTGCTCGGCGATGCCGAGGCGCTTCTCGGAGCGATACACCCGCTCGGCGTGCTGCTCCCGCGCCACCTTCACGGCGTCGACGGTCGCCCTGGCGTGCTCATCGAAGCCGTTGACCTTCGCCAGCACGGCCTCGATCGCCTCGAGTTCCTTCCCGTCCATCGTCTCCGGGGCGTCGATCTTCGCGTTCGGGGCCGGCAGCAGGGCCTTGAGCTCCTCCACCAGCGCGAGGGCCGCCTGCGCATCTTCGTGGATGGCCCTGGCGTCCTCGGCGATCTCGCGATCAAACTGCTCGCGCGTGAGCACGGGCGCGGTCCCGGCGGTGATCCGCCTGGCCGCGGCGTCGACGGTGCCGACGCTCGCCTTGGCCGAGAGCAGAGCCTGCTCCATCGTGGAAACGTGCTCGCGCAGGGCCGAAAGTTCGGACTGATGTTCGGCTTTGAGCTTGTCCTCGGCCTCGGCCACCGCCGCGGCGATCAGGCCCTCGGTCGTGACATCGGGCGCCGGTGCATCCGCGGCCGGAGCATCGCTCGCCGGGGAATCCACACCCGGAATCACCGCATCCACGGGCAGATCCGCACCGACAGATCCCCCCGCCGTCGATTCATCCGCCTTGGCCTTGTTGCTCGCCTCAGACATGCTCAAAGTCTCCACGCTCACGAGGTTTCCCGCCCGGTCTCTATCTACTCCCGCCCGAGTGCGGCATATACAGCACTCGCTGCCTCCAAAGCCCGTCTGCCAGGCTGCAAACGCCGTTTTTTATTTTGAAATTCGCGTTCCGACTCACTTTTTCCCGCGCAGTTTCATCCGCTCGGCCATCCGCATCGCTTCCACCAGGCACAGCACCCCGACGCGGCAGTCCAGGAAGTGGTTCTTGCGTGTCCGTCCCGGCCGCGTCGCCCATTCCCGCACCCGCACGCCCTTCACGAGCCGCGTTTTCATCTCCTCGGCCGTGAGCTGCTCGAAATACTCCCGCTTGGTGTCATCGGGGAAGAACCACTTGCGCGAGCCCGATCCGGAGTGTTTGGCGATCGTGTCGGAGGCCATCCCACCCACGCCTCCCAGCGGCGTCGCCTCCTCGGCGCCGATCTCTTCCGGCGAGAGCGCCCGTCCCGCCGCCCGCGCCGCCGCGAGCATCGCCTCACGCTTGACCCTCCGGGCCCGGGCCAGCTCCACGTTGAGCGTGTCGAAGAGGATTCGCTTGTAGTGCCAGGTGTTGATGAGCACCAGCGAGACGGCGTCCTCGCGCGGCGATCCCGCCGCCGGCCCGTCGGTGATGATGTCCCGCTCCGGCCAGGTCCGCCGGAACGCCTGCGCCGCCCTCGGCCCGTGCATCCCCGGCTCGCCCTTGGTCGCCACGCACACCGCCCCCGCCCGACGGACTTTGTCCCCGGCATCCACCGTCCCCCAGAGACCGTTCTGCCGCCCCCGCACAAACTCGTACACCTCATCGGAGTAGTGCCCGCTGTCCACGCCCAGCACGCTGATGGGTTGCCGCCGGATCTCCTCGCCCGTGGCCAGATCCACCACCGGCCACTCCCGCAGCGCCACCGCCTCGAGGTGCTCGAGCCCATCGCCGATCTCGCGCTCCACCCGCAGATGGTCCACCAGCCAGATCCGCTCGCACGCGGCATCAAACGCCGCCACCTCCACCCACAGGCAATCCCCCTGCACATCGGCAAACGCCATCAGGAAGGCCGCATCGGACGGCATCGTGCCGATGGTCCACTCGACGCCACGGGAAGAGGGCACAGGTGACAGGGCGCAGGGCTCAGACGTTCGAGGCGTTGACAGGTCTGTGCCCTGCGCCCCGTGCCCTGCGCCCTCCACATACCCCTTCAGGCCGTCCAGCTCGCTGGTCTCGATGCGCTCGCCCTTGGTGCTCCATCCTTCCCCGCATCGCCGGTTGATGAACTCGCGCGTGACGGCCCCGCGGTTGCGGACAAACTCCGCTCCCAGATACCCGTAGGGATTCTCTTTGAAGGGCGTGTTGAGCCCGTGGAGCGCAAAGCTCGCGTGCGAGGCCCCGGCGTAGAACCACCCGCCCCCCGCGGCCTTCACGGGCGCGATCGTCTGGGCCAGCTCCGGAGGCGGCATCACCACGCCACCCGGCCCCGCGGTCCATCCGTGCGGCACCCACACGCACTCCTGCAGCTGCCCGGGATTGTGATGCCCGTGGATGAACTCACCGCATCGCGGGTTCGGACAGATCATGTACGCCTGCGCCTTGACCGTGTCCGGGTGCGTCGCCAGATCCCCGATCCACTTGACCTGGTGGAACGTCCGCGTGTGGTACATCCCGCAGCGCGGGCAGGGCACGAAGAGCCGGCGACGGTCCCCTTCCTTGTAGCTCCGGTCGATCCCCTGCGTCCGGTCCTCCGGATCACCGCTCCATTCCAGCTCGGGCGTCGAGATATCGATGAGCTTGAAGCCGGGAAACGTCGCCCCGCGCCCGTGCACGATGTCGAGCACGTTGGGGGCGCAGCGGTCGAGCTCATCCACGATCACGTATTTGAACGCGAGGGCCTCGAGCTTCGCCTCGGAGTTCGACCCTCGAAACGCGATCGACATCCGATCCAGCTGCAGGTCCAGCAGCCGGGCATCCCACTTGCGATCGGTGAGGTGGGCCGCCAGCGCGGGCGTGCGCTTGATCGTCGGCAGCACCCGCTTGCGGTTGACCTCGTACGCCGTCGTCTCATCGGGATAGATGTACAGCACCGGCCCCGGCGCGCGATCGATGATGTACCCGAGAATATTGAGAATCGCCTCCGACCCGCCCACTCTCTCGGCCTTCATCAGCGAGATCCGATTGACGCGCGGATCGTTGAACGCATCCATCACGCCCCGCAGGTACGGCGTGCGTTCATTCCGCCACCGCCCCGGCTCGGCCGCCTCCTGCGCCACGATCCGTCTATGCGCGGCCGCCCACTCCGACACGCTCATCGCCGGCGGCCGGGCCAGCCCCGCGCGGGCGGCCGCGAAGACGGTGGATCGTGCGGATGGAGAAGCAGTGGTCACCATGGATTACGAGCCCTTCGCGCGAGCGAAGGAAGAGTGGCGGAGTGGCGGAGTGGCAAAGTGGCAGAGCGACGAAGCGACGAAGCGACGAAGTGACGCAGTGACGCAGCGACGCAGTGACGAAGTGACGGAGTGACGCAGTGACGAAGTGACGGAGTGACGAGCGTCGAGTGCCGAGCGCCCAGTGCCTCCGCCTCTTCGCCCCGGAGGGGCCCGCGAAGGTTGCCAGAGGCCGCGAGGCTCTGCGAGCGCTCCTCTGGTTCAGGGCCGACGGGCGCAGCCCATCAAGCCGCGAAGCGGCGCCGGTGCCTTTGTTCAACCCATCGAACTGCAGGAGCTGCCGCCCCCCCCGCACCCGGCACCCCCGCCAGAGCCAAAGGCGACAACCTTCTTCCCCTTGCACTCCGGACACGGAATCGGCTTGCCCGTGCTCACCTGCATCTTCATCGCGTTGGGCCCGCTCGGGTTTCCATACGTCGCGGGACACTTCACGCGTCCCGTCCCCTTGCACGTCGGGCACGGCCCCATCGCCATCGGTTCACCCGCCAGCCGCAGCATCGAGCCTCACGATCCCCCGCCGCGGGCACTCCCACGCCGGATCTTTGTACGAGACGTTGGTCATCACGAAATACACGCACTGCGTCGTCACGCCCAGATCCACCGCCCGCCGCCGGCAATACGTCCAGAGCCGCTCATCGGCGGAATACTCCCCTCGCAGCGACGCCACCACCTCGGGCGGAAAGCCCTTGCGCCGCTTGGGCTTGATCCCGAAACCCCCGCGACCGCCCGCGCGCGAGTCCCGCCCCACCATCATGAGCGTCTCCCCCGTCTCCCGATCCGTGCACACCACCTCGACGCTCATGGGCCTCGGCGCCGCGCGAGACAGATTCGTCCCCGGCACCGCCCCGGGCAGCGGCCCCACGGGCTCGTTTGCCCGCGCCACCCACCCGCCCCCACTGAACTTCGCCGACTTCTGATTCACCGCTTCCCTGCCTTCCTCTGCGCCTTTGCGCCTCCGCGAGAGACACTTCTTCACCCCGCCATCTTCCCCGTGATATCCACCGTCGGCGCCATCACCGCAAACGTCCGGATCAGATCGCACCCGCGAAATCGCGGCCGCTCCGGACCTCGCGATGGAAACCCGCCCATGCTCCGCTCCAAGTCGTCATAGTGCCGAGCCGGCAGCAGCACGCGAATCTTCGGCAGCGGCGACTGCGTCGAATCGATCATGTCCGCCCGCTCGGCAAAGACCTGATCCATCTTCCGCGACAGCGGCCCCACCCACGCGGGCGCGCACGATGGAATCTCCCGCGACCAGTACTCGCTCATGCCTCTTCCTCGCTTCCCGTTTCCGCGCTCCCAGCATTCCCCGCCGCGAGCTCTGCTGCCCCACCGTTCCCCGTTCCCAGCTCCCCCATCCCGCCCGAGAGCTCCTCGATCGTCTCCGAATCATCCGCCCCCAGCACGCCCTCGATGATCGCGCGAGCCCCGGGGTCCAGCCCCAGCCGCGCCATCAACACCGGCGCCAGCCGCGCCGCCCGTCGCTCCAGCCGCTCCCGGGCCGATTCAAACGCCGAACGCACCGCCGCCACCACATCCGTCTTCTTGAGATACTCCCCGCGCTTTTCCTCCAGCGCAAACTCGATCTGCTTCCGCTTGGCCTCGTTGAGCCGAATCGACTCTTGAGCAGTCGGGTGCAGGTCCTCAAACCTCGGTTGATTGACCGCATAATCAGAACCATCCGCAGCCGCCGGGGCTCCGCCCCCGGCACCCCCGCCGAGCCGCCGAGCCGAAGGCAAAGACACCGGTTCCGTCGCTCTCTCCTCTTCCACGCGCGCCAGCTCCGCCGCCAGCGTCCCATTCCCCACGGGCACGCGTCCCATCCGCCGAGCCATCGCCCGCCGCTTCTTCCCCGCGCCCACCCGCGCCCCGCCCCGCCCGACATGCCCGGGCCGGTTCGCCGCCTTCCACCGATCGCACTCGGTCGGATCCAGCCACGCCCACCCCCGCGAGTCGAGCACCGCCGGCATCTTGGGCACGTTGTACGCGCCCCGGATGTAGTTGCGAATCGTCTGCTCGGTGACGCGCCACCGATCCGCCATCACATGCACCTGGACATACCCCGCCGGGATCGCCGCGTCTTCCCCACTTCGTACTTCGGACTTCGTACTTCCAACTTCGAGCGCACCGTCCCCGTCCAGCGCCTCCGCGCCGCCGATCGTCCCCCCTTCTTCAAACAACGGCCCACGCGCCACTAGCCCATCACTGCCCCCTTCTCACAACACTCACCGATGCTCTCTCCGTCACTCCGTCACTCCCTCACTTCGTCACTTCACTCCAGCACCACCGCGATATCCCACCGATTGGTCTCACAGATCCGCCCCATCATCGTGCGAAAGTCCCGCAGCATCGCGTGCGCGTACGAGACGCTCACGCCCTCGGCCCTCGCCGCATCCGCCACGCTCTGATGCTCCACCAGCACGCTCCGCAGCAGCCGCGCCGCATCGCACGTGCTCCCCGAACCACCCGAGCGCCGCGCTAGGGCGAACATCCCCATCGCCATCGCCAGCACGGGCTTGACCTCGACCTCATCCTCCCCCGCCCCGTACCGCTTGCCGGCCACGCCGCGACTCCCTGCGATCGACCCGGCTGCGATCGACCCAGCTGCGATCGACCCGGCACCACCGCCCAGCCCCGCGGCCCGCAGCGCCTCCGAAGGATTCCGTGCTCGCAGTCCCGCCACAGGCATCCATGCCTCCACACTCGCATCACACCCACTCGGAACACTCTCCCACTACCTACTCCCGGATCGTGCTTCCCAATGGAACACTTCCGGCCGACGTTCCACGCGGAACGGCTGTTACGAGCCCTCCGCGCAAGCGGAGGCCCCCGCCACCCTTGGCACCTCCCGCACCCGCAGAGTTTCCGGCCATTCGGCCGGGTCTCCGCCCTTGCGATCCTTTAGCGGATCGAGCGTCAATGCCTTGACGCCACCAATGCAGAAAGGGCACTCCTCCACATCGGGGTCTCGCCCGGTGCCGTTGCATTCCCCGCACTTCACATCTCCCTCGATCGGCCGCGCCCCCAGCTGCTTCACAAAGCACGCCACCTTCGCCGCCTTGCACTGCCCCACAATCGACCGCACCCACTGTACATCGCACGGCCTCGCCCCCGCCCCGCTCTCCCCGCCCACGATCACCCAGTGCAACCGCGCGAAGTTGATCTCCTCATCGTGATCGAAGACGTTCATCGCCTTGCCCGCGAGCGGCCGGTAGTGCATCGCGCCGTTGACGATCCGATCAAAGTCGATCGCCCCCAACAAGGGCTCGGCCGACACAAACCGCACCGCCGCCGGGCAGCGCAGCAGGTGCGGCACCCGCTCATCCGCCATCGCCTGATTCTCGCACGACGTCCCCAGCCACACATTCCCCAGCGGCCACACCAGCGCCCCGCACGGATGCGTCCGCACGCCGCGAGCAACCTCCGACGCCGGCCCAAGCCCCATCGCCGCCAGCTCATCATCGATCACCTGCGCCACCACCATCTTCCGCGTCTCAAGCCCGCCGCGCGTTGCCAGATACTCCGCCATCCGCTCCGGCCGCTTCGTGAGCACCTGGAACGTGTGCCGCGGGCACAGCGCCATCACCGCAAAGACCCGATCGATGAACTCAAACGGCACGCTCTCATGGAACAGATCGCTCATCGAGTTCACAAACACCCGCCGAGGCTTCTTCCACCGAAGCGGCACGCCCAGCTTCTCCGGCAGGCACCGCACCAGCCCCGTGAACACCGCCCTCCCGCCCCGCGTCTCCACGATCGGCAGGCTCTTGATCTTCTCCCCGCCGCCCTCGGCGCCGACGTCGATGCGGTCATCGTGATAGTCCACTTGCGAAGGGTTCGCGCGATGCCGCCGCGCCATCCCCGCCGCATAACAGTTCAAACACCCCGGCGAGACGGGCGTGCACCCAACAACAGGATTCCACGTCGCATCCGTCCACTCAATGCCAGATCCCGTGCTCATCTTCGATCTCCATTCGCAAATGCCGGGGCTGCCGCCCCCGGCAAGACATCCCCAATCGCTCAAAGCCGCGATCGGGGGCCCCGCCCCGCTTCAAACCAAAGACCCGATCACTCCGCCACGCGACTCTTCTCCCGCTCCCACAAACTCCGATTCGCCCCCTCGATCGCCGCCAGGTCCCGCGTCCGCGCCGCCCTCTGCCGGCTCTCGAGCGAATCCCGCCGCGGCCGCTCCCCATCCCACTTCAGGTGCAGCTGGTCCATCGGCCACCACACCGCCTTGTCCTCCTCCGTCATCACCAGCGCACACCCCACCGGCCCCCCGCCCATCTTCTCCACCCGCGCCATCGCCTTCACGATCCCGCCCCCGCGATCCACGCCCACCGCCCACACGATCTCGCCCACTTCGATCAGCCGCTCCATGGCTCGCCCTCTTCGTGCTCTTCTTCCCGCCGCCCTTCCCCATCACCAGCTTCAGCTCCGCCCGCGCCGCCACGCCCACATCCGGATCCGCCGCCGCCACGGTCAGCCGCGCGATCGTCTCCTCCCGCGTCTCCCGCTTCGCATACCCGCACTCCACGCGAGCCGCCGCACGCCACCGATGCCGATAGATGTCCCGCGTCGGATTCACGCCGCCACCGCCTCTCTCTCCGCCCCGCTCCCCCGCCTGCCCCCCGGCAGCATCGCCATCACCAGCGGCCCCGCGATCGTCGGGCTCACGGCGTTGCCGATCAGCCGCGTCGCATCCCGCTGACTTCTAGGCCACACGTACGACTCCCGGAACCCCATCGCCGCGGCCAGCTCGCGAGGCCGCAGCATCCGAAACAAAATATCCACGATCACATACGGCTCCCCATCGAGCACGCAGCACACCACCGCATGCCCCTCCACCGTCGTCACCGTCCCCAGCGGAGCCTTGGCGCTGCGGCCTCCCGCCTCGCTTCCAAAGAAGCGGACCATCAGCGCCGCCACCATCGCCGATGACGCCAGCGCAGCCCGTTGCGAAGAAGCAAAGTCAAACACCATCGCACCTTCAATGCAGGTCATGCCTCACCTCCCGTCTTCCTCTGTGCCCTCGGTGCTCTCTGTGGCGAACTCTCCCATCCCCCATCCTCCGGAACGTACTGCTTCGCCGCATGCATCGCGATCACACGCTGCGCGTACGCCTCCACCGCCGTCTCCGAATCCCCCATGCTCGATTCGTTCAACCGCCGCCGCACCAGGTCCCGCACCTCGCACCCCCGCCGCGCCGCCTCATACCCCGCCATCCGCAGCGCCATCTCACTTTGCGTCTCCCGCTGCACGCCCGAGCTTCCCACGCCCGACACGCCGGCCAGCGAAAGCTGCCGCCGGTGCAGCTCATCAAACGCCGAATCAAACGCCACCCCGCGCGACGTCATCTGATGCGCCGGATACCGCCGCGGCCGCGACATCGTCTTCTCCAGCTCGCTGGCGCACCGCAGCAGCCCCGACCCGCCATCGCGCACCTGGTGCGCCCGATCCGCCTTGTCCACCGTCGCCCGCGTCTGCGACACCGCCGAAAACTCCGTCACCACGCCCTCGATCCCATGCCCCCCCGGCACGGGATAGCTCGTCAAATACTCCGCCGCATTCCACACCCGCTCCCCACCAGTCTTCCCACCTTCGCCCGCCCGCACCGCCCGCCGCCGAGCCCGCTTCCCCGGTCCCCCCCCGCCATGCGCAGCACCGCCGCGAGCCTCATCTCCCCCGATCAGCCTCAGCAACGGCGCCCCCCCAGCCGGAGCGCTCGCCCCATCCGACATCCCACATCCCACACCCGACATCCCACCCATCGCTCGCGCCGCATCCATGGCAAAAGCCCTCCAGTAAGGGCGGCACGCGGCGTTTTCTCGAAGAGAAAACCAGCGCACCGACCAAGCCAGGACGGGCCGGAGGGGCGTCCACTACCAAAGGATGTCGTGTTGCCGGAGCTCGCAACGCCGCCAAGCACGGCGAGCTCCACAGGGTTGAGCTGCTGAGAGCATACCAGATCGTCCAGCGCCGTCAACTCGCGAAAAAGATTTCCACACCCCGTGCGCGGCGTGCGCGCCCACTCCAGAAGCGCCGCATGAAAACCACATCAACAGATCATCGAAGGATGATCATCAGAAGATCCGCCAAAACAATTCTCAATGGCACCCCCCGAACCCCCCGCGCGCGCCGCGCACGCCCAGCGCACCCAAGCGCACCACACATCGAAGCTCAAACCACCCCCAACCCACACCACCACCCCCACGAAATCAAACCCCACACCCACAACTCCCCCCCAATCCGCGACACAGAGCGACT